ATTATGTAACGGGCAACATACGCAGCCGATTGAAAGTTGACCTCTCCGAGGGAGGAATAACCAAAAGGCCACAGCTTTTCAAGCTGTTCGGATCTAAAAATTCTACTGCCAACATCCGTCCGCTTCCAAAGTTTCTTATCCGAAAAATCGAAGTTGAAAATGCAGGCATGGAAGTGAGGTCTGCCAAAATTTTCGCCATATTCTCCTGCCATATAAAAACGAATCGGATACTGACCCTCTACAGGGTCAATGCCTCTATGCGACTTTCGAAGTCGCTTCATGAACTTCTGAAAATGATCGTAATGCAAACTCTGATCACTTGGCAAATTGTCATCGTTATACGTCAACGTTACAAAACAATTGTTTGTATACCTACTTGCCTCATGCAAACACCTAATCGCCCACTGGCGAGAACGCTCAAGCCGACATCCTACGCACTGACCGCATGGCAGCGTGAGGCTGCGAACGATATCGAACCTGGCGCTCTCATAGAAAACAACGTCCCCTGCTGCCGTTTTCCACGCCGATAACGGGTGGAAACAGGGCACGTTACAGTCGCCATCCGCCGCGCATGGGACTATTACGCATATTAGCGGACTTCGTCCGCATAGAACCCCTACGAAACTTCTTAGCTGCTTTATATTTATTCATTGGTCTACGACGCATCATCATTTTTTCTCCTTTTAGTGTCACCTAGCACAGTTACATCAAGTAGATCACTGTGCAGGCTCGCCCGAAACGGGCTCGCTAGGTGACAAAACGACCGCCTGGGCGGTCTCTTCACGAAGAAGGCCCATTGCCTTCATCTCGTCCTTATTAGCCTCGTCCGAGGCAAAATCAACAAAAAAGAGCGGGGTCGTTATCAAACTTCGCCCTAATAGCAGCTGGCAGCGCAAGGAAGGAGTCTTGCGCGGCCATCACCGCATTAAGGGCAGACTGATAATCAGTAACCCCGCTAAAATCACCATATTGAGGCTGAACGCTACCAATAGGTAACTCACCAGTAACATTAAAGCGCTCAAGAATAGTATTGATATCGCACTCATCTCGATAATGCTGCTGAGCCAGAGTAGGCTCATCACAAATAAGGCTGGTATCAAGACTATTCTGATCAGCATCGTAATCCATAGGATTCTTAACAATCATCATCACCTCGTTATAAAAGGTTTCATCAAATCAATAATAGGCTTTAACTGTTCAACATTCTTACCAAAATTATCAAAATTCCTTATTGCTTCAATACTTGCGTCAAGCAAAGTCGTTTCCGCCTTAATCTTCTTAACAGTAGCAATAATCTGCTGCTCAATTTCTTTCTGATTCCAATTCTGGGAACCAAGCAGCTTAGCCTGGTTCCACAACATATATGCGGCTTCTTCTAACCGCTTTCCCTCCAACGGAACATTCTTTATTTCTTCCGTTATCTTAGCGGTCATAGCCCGCACATTAGCCATCTGAGGCTCGCTCAAGTTCTCGCTAGTCTGCGCTTGCTGAGCTGCAGCTCCAGAGCTCTGAGCTGCTGAATACGCTTGTGAAGCCATAGCACCAGGATTAAAAAACTGGGGCATAGCCCCACCTGGTGTAGACGCCCCACCAAGCTTGGCAACCAACATAGGGTTAATACCAGCTGCTTTTAAATCCTCAACTTGCCGTTGATAAGCAGTATCTGAGGCCTCACGTTGAAAATCCATCTGTCTCTGAGCCGCCTCAGCAGATGCAACGTTCTGCTCTTTACCACCAAAATAACTTAACGCGCCCCCAATAATGGGCGCGATAGGACTAAGAACGCCTCCGACGCTCTTAGCCACACTACCAATAGTAGATAAAAGACTCATTAGAAATGGTCAATCAAACCAGGCACTGAGTACATCGGCATAGGCCGAGCCTGTCTAACATTAAAAAACGCATCAAACAAGAACTGTTTTCCATTGGCTGACGCGCCAATAGCTACAACACGATCAACAGGAGGCGTCTCCTGAATAAACGTCGCGTTCAAAGTCGGCAGAGTCCCAAACCTTTGGGCCAAATGCCAAGCATCCAATGTACCCGCTGCCGTAGACCTAAACAAACCTGTTATCTGACTGGGCTTATATCGATACTCAGCCCAACGCTCCTGATAACCAAACACATTGTTATCATCAGCCGTACCAGTGCAATAAATTTCTTTATTAAGCACTGCCTGCTCACCAAGTGTAGCAAACGCAGGAAAATAAAAATCATAACGTGTAGACCTTGACCACATACGTGAAAGGCCCTGCTGATACGTAAGATCAGCACGAACCGACACTAAACCTATAAGTACCCCATGCTCAGTAGCATTGTACGTAAATCCGTGATTGTACGCGAGAGCCGTCCCAAAAGCGGCCAAATTACCTTGCGGACTAGTACCCGCAGTAAGCCCTGTGGCGCTAGTTTGGGCAACGGGATTAATAGATACGGGAGTAGAACCACCACCAAGGTACTCAGGACGCTGCAACCTAGCGTCAGGACTAACAACTCCAAAATGCGAACGGATAATTTCAGTGTAACGAGTACCGCCACGGGCGTCCCTTTCAAGTAATTTCTGGATCTGAAAACTCTGACGTAACTGATTAATTGTCGCTGCAGTAGCTTGCGACAGATCAGCAAACATAACTTCGCCAGTCGTAGCAGCATCAGTCGTTAAATTCAACGCATTTGTATTTGTACGTAAACGGACTGGACTACCAGATCCGTTATAAATACCAACAATAGTACCGTCAGCCGAATTACTCGTCTTTAACGGAGCACTTGTACCTAATGGCAAAGTAACAGCCTGGCCCTTCTGAGGCCAAGGCAACGACGACGTAAAATAATCATGTCGCTTACCGCGACGACGCAAAACATAGTCAGCAGCATTATCTGGGCCATCATCAATATCAACAACCGCTGCATTCTGTAAATTCTGGTCGCGAAACCATTCATTCCATATAAGGTTATACGCTCTAGTCCAAAAAGCTGCATGAGTAACTGTATTAGAACCAGTAATCTGGCCTGCCGTTGGCAGTCCCATATAATCCTGTAATGAGTTCACTGCATAACCACCAGCTGGACTGGTTACTGTAGGAACAACATAAGAAATAGAACTGTCAGGGTTAGGGTATCTTTCACCCATAAACTTCTGCCAATTCTCCCAAACTAATCGGTTTGGAACAAAAAAGAAAAACGAATCAAGATGCATGTTATCCATAATTGGAAACAGTGGCGTAGCCAAACGGGCAAATGCCGTCATCTGTAAATTGATCGTATCTCCAGGAAGAACTTCATCAACATAAACAGGAACCAAATATCCTGCATCAAACGTCGTCTTATATGACTTCTGTGAGTCAAACTTAGACCGAGGAATATCAGCTCGCGGAATCATAGCAAACTGATGAACATTTACTGACTGGTTACGATGCATATCCGCTCCTTGTTGCGGGGTGATTTCTATGAAATCACCCCCCTGTTATTAACTACGACTCTTAAGCTGTTTGCCTAATGCTAACAGCTTTGGCTGTTCGTGCAACTCAAATTTACCATCAAAATCATCAAAAATGCCCAATTCATACAGATCAAAATCGTCTGGATGGGCATACATCTGATTATCTTCGGCGTTTCTGTTAACTTCATCCTGAAACGACCGAATAGCAACACCAGTAGCCGGCAAAAAAAACGGTCTACCATAGCACTCAGCCGCTCTATCCTTGATAGTACATACTAACATCTTCATAATTCACCTCACGTCAAACTACGTTTAAGCAAGGAAAGTCTAGCATTAGCCAACTTTTCCTTTGCTGCCAATCTCTCGACCGTATTATCTTCATAACGATCTCGAGCTCTCTTTTCCCGCTCAAACTCTATCCATTCAAAACTGATAGGGTCTTCGGCCTTGTACTTTTTATCGTAAAAGCGGGGAGGCCGAACCTTTCTGCCGTTAACCACAACATAATCGTGTGGATACACGTCATCCTTAAATTCTTTATACCAGTCATATCCTATGCCTGGCTTCAAACTCATCTTATTAAATTCCGGTCTACGCTGAGAAACCTCCCCAGTAACTGGGTCAACCCATTCGTAATGTTCGGCTTGTTGCTTGCCGTTTATCTTCTTCATTATGTAACGGGCAACATACGCAGCCGATTGAAAGTTGACCTCTCCGAGGGAGGAATAACCAAAAGGCCACAGCTTTTCAAGCTGTTCGGATCTAAAAATTCTACTGCCAACATC